GCAAAGAACGGACTAGGCAACGGCCACTTGCCCATCGCCTTTAGCTCTTCGTGGTCTGGCTCGATGAGATGTAGCACTGGCTTACAATACTTCGCCATCGTCTTCTCATCCCACACACCCATCCACTCGTAGATCCGCTGGTAGCAGTTGCCAGGACCAGTGCCTAGCTTGGTGTTACCAACCTGTCCGCTGAACAGATCGTCAGTAGGTAGGTGAGCATCAAAAGAATCCCACGCTTCCAGCGAGGACGGCAACGGCCACAGCTTTGCACCCAGCCCAGCGTAGAGAGGCAAGTTACGAGCAGGAGCGTAAACCTCCACAACCCCACCCGACTCCTGCACCAAGTAGTTGACGAAGGCGGTAGCGATGATTGCGTCACCGATTGCACCAGCGCGGTACACGGCTGTTGCCCCACCAGCAGCTCGGCCCTTGTAATACGGCTTGATCTTGTGCGGGCAAGGTATTGAATCGTCCCAGGTTGGCCCAGTTAGCTCATCTGGCAGCACATAGGTAGTGCGTGGATAGAGCATATTGTCATCGACTTTGTGAATTGCATTGGTGTTATTTGTCCATAGTTTCATTTGGTTTTTTCCTCTATAATAAAGAACACAGCAAGGATAGCTGTGACTACTGTGATAACTGCAATGGCAACAAGAAGCTTTCCTATTGCCAGTCCTGCTCCGACAACGATCCAATCGTATAGCGCGCTCATTTGTTATCCTCCATTATTTTGTTGATGCATCTGATGATTTCTGCCGCGACTTGCGGGACGATGGCGTTACCCAATCCTTTAAGTCTGTGTGACCTATTGGGTATCCCATTAGCCACTCGACCCACGTTGGGTTCAGCGAGCCAGATTGCTTCTCCTGATTGTCCGTATGTTGTACCGCCACATCCAGAGTATCCATCGACACTTTCCCGTTCCGCATCCTCCCGCCTATGTACCCGCCCTTCCCGTCCCTGCTTGACGGTGTCGGCCACATTCTCACTGCTGTCTGAAGAGTTGCACCCCATCTCGTTCCGTTGGCTGATGTCCTCGTCTTTCCGTCCTCGGACACAGCCCCACTCCTTGCTCCCGTGTGCGCTCCTCTCGGACAGGCTGACGGTGTCGGCCACATCTGAGGATGCACAACTTGCTCGCGAAGATTCCCACTCCTTGACCTTCCCTCTCTGTTCTTCTGATTGGTCGAACAGTCCTCCGCTTGTCTTGGAGGTAGTGAGTCCATCGAGTTTGGAGTGGCCCACAATCCAAACCCTGTCTCTTCTGTGTGGCGCGTCAACGGCGCAAGCTGGAACAATGATCGGTTCGACTTCGTAACCTTGACCTTCCAGATCAGCGCACACCTGGTCGAGTGCCAAGTTGACGATCCCAGCAACATTCTCACCAATGATCCAAGCGGGCTTTGCTTCTTGTATAACTCGCAACATTTCTGGCCAGAGGTAACGGTTGTCATCCTTGCCTCGTTGCTTCCCTGCGACTGAGAATGGTTGGCATGGAAACCCACCTGTGAGAAGAGTGACTCCTGCGTATAGCTCGCCTCGTACTTCGCGGATGTCTTTGTGGCACTGGACTTCGGGCCAATGCTTTTCAAGGACTGCTTGTGCGTAGGGTTCGTTGTCACAGAAGCCAACGGTTCTATATCCATTCCACTTTGCTGCCAAGGCAAATCCTCCGATCCCACTAAATAAGTCGAGGTGGGTTTTTTCATTCATCCCCCGCTACCTCTTTGCACACCAGGCTGGCTGCATCCACCATCGTTATGATTTGGATCATATCTATCGCGTGTCCGTGAGTCGCGCGATCCCTCTCAACTGCAAGCTTATTGCGTGCAATGAGAAGGATCTCTCGCGCCCACTTGAGGCGATCTTTAGCCTCGACTTGCATTACGAACTAGACCGCATCCGAAACTTGCGTGGCTTGCTCTTGCCTGCTGCGGATAGTGCAATGGCAATCATCTGCTCGCGTGAGCGAGGCTTACCGCCTGCTCCACGCTCGCTGCCCTTCTTGCGGTTATCCGCTGCTAGTTCACTCATATTCTTCGATACGTTTTTACCTAGTGGCATTGTGACCTCCTATGCTGTTTCTTCACCAACAACGTCATCCCACGTTGCTTCTTCTCCGTGCCAGACCTGCGGCTGCGAGCGCAACCATTTAGGCTTGTCGCTTGGAGTGGTGAAACTTGATTCATTCCAAAGAACATTATTACCTGGAACAGCCGTGATTCGTCCATTGTTAAGTGCGATGAAGTGGTGCGACTTAGTTTGCTGTGGAGACATTGAGAACCCATCTCCGTAAGGCTCGGCTGTGAATAGGTAGTGACCAACTTCCCAAGTCTTCTTGCTGGCAATCCACACCTTGCAGGACAGCCCCATAAGATAGTCGTACTCAATCGTTGTGAAGTTCCATCCAAAACAATCCCAGCGTTGGGCATCGTTAATGTCCCAATCCATAATCGCAACATCGCCGTGCATCAATGCGTGAAGTGGCAAGCCTCGGTACAGCGCACCGCACTTGAGCATTACTGTGCAACCCCAAGCTCGTCCAGGTATAGCAGTCAACCCAAACCACACAGCATCTCCTATCTCTTCATTCTCTCCATCCGATACAAAGGTCAAGTCAACCTTGACGTAGTGATGGCGAGGCAGATTGGCAGCGTGTGTCATCGCCAAGCAGGTCCAGTAAACCAAGCCACCAACACCCAGCGTGTACCCCATATAGGCGCACGCGCACGATGCTCGATGTAGGATGGAAACCAGCAGCCTGCTCCTTGCTCGCGGATGAACTGAGTGTTCACCATATCAGCCTTAACCTGCAACCCTCCACCGATATACTCCTCTGGCGCGGACAGGTTGACCACAGCAGTCAGCTTGCGGTCAGATCCAGTATAGGTATCGAAGTGCCACTTAAAACGCTGGAACGGAGTATATCGCAGGATCTGCAACTGTTGGATGCCTTGGATGTCGAAACGCCATTGCTCGGCATTGATGCCTTCCGTAATCTCTCGCATCACGTTGTAGATCCACTCGTAATGCTTGGCGAAAGGTATCCAGCACGATGAGCAGGTTCGCGTACGCGATACCGTACGTGTTACTCCATCCTTCGACAACACAGGCGCACGCTTCATCCCGATCACTTCCGCATCTTGGCGCAGCATCTCGCACTGCGTCTTGGTCAGGACGTAGCGATCTACTGAAGCGGTTAATACCTTCTGATTAAACTCGTTCATTTGATCTCCTTGGATAACTCAAGTAATGCTTGGTTTAGCGCGTACTCAAAGCACGCCTTCTTGTCTTTGACAATATGCTGGCGGCCAGCCTCGGCCATAGCTTCGTACAGATCATCGTCAACATTGACTGTGATCTTGACTGCATCGTACTCCTCAACCTTTAGAAGTTTGATATGTTTCCCAGCTTTTCTTTTCCTCATAGGTCCAATTCCTTTCTTATGTATTCAATCAGCTTCAAGATGATGAACAACGCACAAAAGATTGCCGACAAAGTGATCCAACTGTAAAGCACAAACCAACAGACCACCCAAACAACTCCAGCCATATCAAGTAGGCAGAGCATAGTCGTTTTCCCTTAGTTTCCTTAACAGCGTTCTATTGTCGATCTGTACCCCGCTGGCTCTGCACCACCAAGAGACAACTCCAGTTTTAAAGTCACGCAGTAGCTTCTGCACTTCGTGCGAGTTCTTATACTCCAGCGCATCGTTGAGTGGCACGCCCTGGTGATCTTTAATAATCTTCATACCCTTAACCATCCCGCGCTTGCGCAACATCCGCAGGTCGCGGATAGCCTGGAGCGCAACCTCCCCAGCCAACTGCTGCAATCGTTCATCGTAATTACCGCGACATAGGTGAGTTGATCTCACCGACCCAGCCCCACCAGCTTCGCTTCGTCTTCTTTTATCTGGTTAGATAATCTAGTTAGATCGTTTGATTGACCAGCGTAATGAATAATCATTGCGTCTTTGTAGCGGTCCAAACCAAAGTGCGATTCAACGCTTGTCATACAATTGAATGACGGGTCAAGCTCGGTTAGCGGAATGTTCCATAGGTGCGCCATCACGTTGAGCCAGGTCTGCTCGGCAAAGTGGTTAGGGTGCAAGCCAATGGGTGGCATTGATAGGATACCAACGGCCTTGGTATGAACTACGAACACGCCAGTGTTGACGTAGAACTTAGGCTCAATCACGCCGCCGAAAGCTCCAGCCAGCTTGACCATATCTGGCTTGCGGTCCAGATAAGCTCCTTCGTCAAAGGCACAGAACACACCAGCGTCCTCGGATAGCTTGGGGCAATCGGCTGCAATCAGAACGTCAGCGTCAACGAATGTCACCTGGTCATAGCCCTTGGTTGCCATGATGTTTCCAATGGCAGACTTGGAGTATTGGGCTGGGTGAGTGAGAGGCTTGTCGATCAGAATAAAGTCGCAGCTATGGCGTTTGCAGTACGCCTCCATCCTCGGCCTAGTCAGATCAATAATCTTCTTCCAATCCTCACCAAACGATTGCGTTACTAATGCTTGTTTCATTTTACGTTCTTCCATATTTTGCCGTGTTCATCCAACGCGGATGACCAGATCATCATCTTGTTATAGATACTGTAGGCGTAGCCAAACCTCATCAGCGTGAGGCTAATCAGATCACCGATCTGATAACAGATCCAAGACAAGGCAAGTTTCATTCTCTTGGATACTTATTGTTCCCATCGTGATCGCAGAACTTCTGGAACGATTTATCTGTTTCATATTCATCGCTATCGCTTGATTTGTCTCCGTAGTTTGAGTAAAGCCAAGGGCGAGGCTTGCTAAAAAACTCATCCCAATCTTTGTCTATTTCTTCTTGGTTCATAATCTTGTTACCTCTTTCTTTATTTGTGCTAACGTGAACAGGCATCGTACCAGTGCGCGCTCCAAGTGGTCAACACTTGTCTCACCGTTATTATCTGGACAAGGCGAGGACTTGTGGAGTTGCATCTGCGCTGTGGCTAGGTGACGAACAGCGCGTGCAATATGGTAATCGTGGGTAGGCCGATCCTTCTCCAGCCAATCGCCGTAACCAGACTTATCTGATCCCTTGCCCATTACGCGCCAGACTATCTCCTGCGCGGCAAGACCCATCTCTTGGATTGTTGGTGCAGTCATTTTGCTAAACTCCTATAGAATTGGTCCAGCAATCCTTCTAGCCATAAGACATCTGCTGGGTCGATCATAACTTCATCCCAGGAGGC